CTAGCAGACAATGCACCTGGACCACTTACAGCAGCAGGTTTGTTAGGTTGTCTATAACCACCCCTAGAACGTTTCTTTGCCATTATCCTCCATTATTACAATAAATATATTTGGGTAAGGTTGTATTATTTCGTATGCTTGATTAAAGTCAACAACGGTTGTATCACCATATTCTTCATTTACTAAACTCCAAAACTCATTATCTATAAAATCTTCTGAGTACGTCATTATACAAGTCCAAACGCTTCTTGCATTGATGGTGGTTGTTGAGGAACAGCTTGTGCCATTTGTTGTTGTTGTATCATTGCCATTTGTTCAGGACTAAGCTGTGGTTCTTCAGGTGTATAAAATTGTTTTAATATATCTGTCATTGCATTTGGATTATCATAAATAGCAATTACTGCCATAGTTGCAGCAGCATCACCTTGTGCTGACCTAGATAATACACTTTCAAATAATACAGTTTCTGCTTTATTTTTACGTATACGTTCTTGTACTTTTGCTATGTTTTCTAATCCATCAATGTTATCTTGTAATGTTTCAACATCAATAACACCTGCTTGTAAAAGTTGTAAACCTGTAACAATTTTTTGTGGTTCATCAAATCCTGCCATAACACCATATATACGTCTTGTTTTATGGTCGCCACCAATATCACTAAGTGGTTTATAGTTTTCAGAAAATGATGTTCCATTAAAGTAACCTGCCATAGGTTTGCTTTCTATACCTGTTTCTAATGTAATTATTTCATCAAGCTCTAATCTTTTGTTATCCATTTCAGAAACGCCAACTTTTATAATCTCTCTATATTCATTAATCATTAATGACATAGATGAGTTTAATTCTGCTAGTCCTGCTCCTGTTGCAACACTTGCAGGAGATTGAGCATCATCTGTTACTGGATATCCACCTACAAGTCTAAGTTGTCTTTCTAATCTATCTACTTGTTGAAACAACTGATACGGTATGTTGTTAGCAGGTTTAGAAACTTGTGTACCTGGAGCTAAATAGTTAACAGCAAATCTACCTTTACGATATTGTCCACTTTCTAACTCACCTGAAATATTTGTTTCTGTAAATACAGCATCTTCCATAGCTATAGCTGACATAATATTTATTTTTGCCATCATAGCCATAAGACCTATAGTGTGGTCATATTGACCTTTTAGTTCATCAAAACTAAATCGTTTCATAAACACAAATGGAACTGTACTTAATGGGTTAGGTATATAATCAAAAAGTTGTCTTGTTTCAGGATATACAATGTATGTGCCTGTAATATCGTAATACTCAATTACATCTACACCTTGACCTGTATTATCTTCCCAATCTGCTCTTTGTGTGTTACCTCTGTCATAACCAATAAGAGAAGTACTTGCATTTCCTACAGCACCTGTTTTTTTCTTTTCGTTTGGTTTAAGAATTATATTTTTATACTCAGGATATATTTGTGCTAGTTTCCATCTAGGTACACTTCTAAGTATTGCTAATTCTTGTGGTTGTTGGTCAGGACCAAAATTGCCAGGAAATGTATCATAAGGGTCACGTAGTTCTGCACTAGGATAGATAAAACCATTCTTGTCCATTTTACTTGTTATAACCCAAGCACAATATCCATAACCAGGTAGCCATCTTGCAGCTTGTGCTAATTGTAAATTAAGTCTTTGTTTCTCATCATAAGATGCAACAATACGTTCTAGTTTTTCTGCTCTAAGTCTTGAACGCTCACTGTCATTATTATTCATAACATCAACACGTACTTGTGGTACACCTGATATTTTTTGTGCAAGTCTATCTATACCTGATTGTAAAAGATTTGGTGCAGGTAATAAATCTGCATCTGCAGTATCCATTTGATTACCTAACAATGCACGAATACCATCAGAGCCACCATTTAGTATTGCTTTAATTCTATATTTATTTAATTGTCTACTATCACTAGGTGTACCTGCAACTAACTCTTGTGCTGCGTCAATAACTTCTTGTGCTGATTTTCTATTTAAATCTATTGCCATGGTGCGTTATTCATCTCTGTTATATTATAACCACTAAAACTTGGATTGTATTCCATTCCTACCTCTGCTAAATGTTCTTTTTGAACACGTCTAAATACTTTCATTGGAAACCAACTAGCCATAACTATATCGGTTTTATGCTTGTTCCTACTAGAAACAGGTTTACCATCAAAGTACACTAACTGTCTTTTATAACTATCTATTTTAGCTTGACTTTCTGAATTGCCATAAGGTAAATGAATTTTATTTGCCTCAAACAATTCTGCCATTGCACCTACACCATATAGTGGGTCGTGCTTATTTTTGCCTGTTAGATGTCCTTGTAATAATATACCTGTTCTTAGTACAAATTCTTTTATATTGTCATCTTGTCTAATAGCAGTTTGAAATCCGTTTTCTTCTATTATCCAATGTCCTAAATCATATTTATGAAACCAATCACTAATTATTTGTGCAGCAGCTCTTACACCACCACCTTGTTGATTATCTATATCTATACAGTACAGTTCTGAGTTCCAAGTATCTATACCCCACAAAACTGCAGCTTGATAGCCACTAGCAGAAGGGTCAAGTCCTGCAACAAGTTGTAACTGTTTAGGTATTTGTCCTACAATAAAATCAGTTCGTTTACAAGCATCTATTGCATCAGGACTAAATATTTGTGTGCCTTGTACATATGCTTGATTAAAATACACCATTTCAAATATCTGTTTACCACCTGTAGTTTCTGCAGCTTTCATTCTTGACATCAACCATTTATGTGTACGTTTACTACTCCACAACATACAATCTGTATGTTCTTCGTGTGACATTTCAGGCAACTCACATTCTAAATCGTGTGCAGTTTCTACTATAGATGTGTAGTTATCGTTATTAAGTAAGTGATGATATAAGTCATCAGGGTGTTGTCTTGACCCAATTACAACTACAGCAGTATGTTCCTCTTTACGACTAGATAATGTTGTAGTCCACCATTGTCTTGTGTTTTCTCTAGCACCAGGTTGCATAGTAGTTTGATGGTCTTCAATGTCGTCAGCAATAATAATATCGCAATCTCTTGATAGAATTTTTCCACCTTTACCTACAGCAACCATAGTTGGTGATTTAATACCAGGAACTGTTCTAGTGCCTACAGTAAATTGATTAGAAGCCCACATCTTACCTGACCTATTATCAGGTTTAAAGTTTTTTCCAGGTTCACAGAAATCCTCTTGTAATCTTTCGTTGCTCTCTAGTTGGTCAAGTACAGAAGATACAGCGTTCTTTGCAATATCCTCGTTACCACCAACCCACATAATTCTTACATTAGGATTTTTACATATTTGATATACAGCAAAGTGTATTAGTAGTTCTGTTTTACCATGTCTAGGTGGTGATAGTATTAAAAGTTCTTCACCATTATCTATAGAGTGAATAATGTTATTTATCCAATTTTCATGAAAGTTTGCTGTTTCGTATTTCTCTCCTGTTTCTGTTGCAAAATAGTTTTTACGAAAAGCAGAAAAGTTTTCTAATGCATTCTTTGCATTTTCTGATACTTCCCAATCCTCTGCATCTAGTTTATTTTGTAGGTCTATTTGATAAGCAGCGTTCATTTTAGATATAGTTGCTATTGGACACCCAATAACTTCTGCTGCTTTAGTTGCAGTTAGTTCACTATTCATTACTTTGTCTGCTAAACCACTATCTACATATTCTTGATAATATTTACCTTTCATAGGTGTCAATGCTGAGTACTTACTGTTAATAGGTTTATCTTGTTTTTTGTTATGTCTGTACTCTTTCATATATTGTCTGCGTTGACATTGAGTAGAACAGTACTTTGATTTATTAGCTGTTAATCTTTTTCTACAGTGAGTAGCGTGACATACTTTCTTAGACATATTTTCCTATTCTTTTTGTAAAGATTTGTGTAATAATAATTATATGTTATCATACATTAAATTACAAACATTGGGAATAAGTAATTAGTTACAAGTAAAGTGGCAATCGGGGTGCCGAAAGCTAGGGATACGTAGAAGTATACAGCAGTAACACAAACCTAGTACTCAAGGATTAACAAAAGTTCTCAATTATAACTCTCTCTCCCTTACTAGCCCGCTATGTCTGAAAGGGCTACCAAACCTTATAAACATTGACAGAAATATCTTTACAATGTTTTACTAGAATATTTTTTACTACTTACATATATACAGGTGGGGGTACGCATATTAAGACCTGTGGGTCTTAATCTTACGTGTGTGCAGGTGTACAAGCCTGTACAGGACTATAAATATATAGCAATAAAGGGTAGTGTCTACATACTAAATATAGTGGTACTAGATATAGGGGATATAAAATTAAATAGCACTATATGTAGTAGTATTAAGTTCTTTTGTACTGTAATAAACTCT